GAAAATTTCTTCCTGTCTGTCCCATACTTCTTTTCTTACACCATATCCCTGACGGTCTGTATCATACCAAGACGCAAGAAAACTAACATCGTTTATGGTCCTATCCTTCTTATCAAAGGTGACAACTTCTGGATCAAAGTAACCAAGTCCATCTGGATGATTAAGTTTACCACGATTTAACCAAGTAGAACCATAAGGAAATAACATGGCATTGGGACAAGAATCAATTATCTCATCATCTGCACATAAAATTAAATCATACTGACTTCCATTTTGTACAACAGAAGTTAATGACTCTCTATTTGGAGAGAGAACACTCTCACTGGAGAGAACCAAGACCTTATATGCATCAGGGTCATCAAACTCTTCTATTCGAACAAAGTGAATCTCTACTGGACGAGTAAACCCTATGCTAGAATCAAAAAGATAATCACCATTTTTAACGATTGGGTTGTATAATTTCGTAGAGTTCATCATCAGCCATCTTTAAATTTTTCACACGTTCAAAGTTATCTTTAACAGCATCCAACTTCTCCTGATACAACTCTTCCGTTAACTGGGAGAAATCAAAATCATCTGTCAGCATAATAATTCCATCAGGATTGAAAATATCACAAACATTATGTGTTCCCCAATACACAGGAATAGTTCCGGTCGCAAACGCATCAGTAAGTTTTTCGGTATAGTAGGTATCATGATTACAATTTTCAATTACCACTGTGAACCTATAATCACGATACCCATCCATCTTATCAAACAAACTACCACCGACACGCTCACCATTAATTGATCCAACAATATCAAATTTATCGGGGTGTTCTTTAGCTAAGGAATGTCGTAGCTTGTGTCCCTCTGTATAGTTTTTGTGGGAAGCAACCAAAGATACATTTTTAGTTTTTTCGTATATCTGAAAATCCTTGGTCCATGGTAAATTGCTACCAGAAGAAATCAAATGTATTCTATCATGTTGTTCCGCAATCTGGCTATCACATGTAAATATCCCTGTATAGTACTCCAACAATGCCTCTGCATACTCAGATACAGTTTTATAGATGTCCGGAATAATAACCGGAGATTCACAGAGCCAAGCAAATCTATTTTCTGGTAAATCATCGCTATCAAAACCACCGACAATTGCAGCATCAATGCACACAACCGTATCACAATTGTCAGGTTTGGTAGACCACCGAAATGACTCTGGTGTTAGGTCAGAGCAAGAAGAGTGATCAACACTAAAAGGTTGTCCAACACACATTATTTCATTCATTATATAATCCCACAGTTTGCCAATCTATTGCTCCCTCTTGGAAGCCCATTTTTCGTAGAGACTCTTTCTTAGAATCAACATCAGAAAGACCCATCAATATCACAGTATCTTCATTCTCGTGCCCCGGCCATGTGCAGTACTCATAACCAACAGCAGCAAATGTACAATAATCCTTTGCATCAAAAATTGATTTGAACATAACCTCATGATCAAAACACTCATCACCATTTTCTCTAGTAATATCTATTAGAGATTTCCATCCCTGTAGAAACTTTCTGGAGTTTTCATTATTAATGAACAGTATCGGCGAGGCTTTCATTGATATCAAATCTTTACTACTACCAGCAAAAACCAAATCAGGTCCCTCAATCAAGCTCTCCAATTGTTCCATTCGCTTGAGTAGTATGGTATCAATATCGAGCCATAATAAATTATCATCGAACTGATCCATTTTTTCAATTATAAAATCTATTTTTCTTCTGCAATTTTCTTTATATGAACCAAGACTATCCAAGTGCTCAATATGATAATCATATTCATATTCATCCAATTTTGACTTTAGCCTATGATATGATTTTTCGTAATATTTGGATTCATCTACATCGCAATAATAACTAATCACTTTAAAATTCATTATTTTTTACCTATATGGTATTTTGGAATCAATTCCCATTCCGCTTTTTCTCTGTGAGGAATAATTTTTATCTGAGCTAAACTTGCCTTTGAGAGGTCATCATAGTTTTCATCCAATATCTCTAACAAATCCCATTCTTCCAACAACCCAACAATGGTATTTCTTCGTTCTATATCATTATCTGTTATATCAGATTGCAGACCATCCATCAAAAATAACTCTTTAAAATGTAAAATAGCATAACGACCACGCTTATGTAATATGTGACAGGACTGAAATAACTTATTCTCTTTTCTGGAAGAAACTCCCATCCTAGTGAGAGTTTCTCGTATCTTTAAGAAATCATCTTTTTCTTTTATATCAATTTCTATTCCATGTCCATTAAAAATATCTTCCATCTATATACTCCATATACATAACGTACACAGGTATTTATTTATTTGACCTGCCCACACCCCCAGTATCAATCATCTGTTTCATCCAGATAATATCATCATCGGTTATTATGTCAAGAATCTCTCGTGCCTTAGTATCAGAATATCCATAAAACTGCTTCACTAGGTCCAAATTCTCTTCAGATTCTCGTCTAAGCCACTTGCTGTATCTCTTATTCTTTCGAATGGAAGTTAACAGATACTCAAACTGCATCTTTTTGTCTGTATGGGGAAGTCGATTCATCTCATTCACATACAGAACAGTATCAATAAAATAAGAAAGACATCTATTAACTACAAATGGAGTATATTCCTTCTCGACACTCTCGTCTTCAGTGTCAAGAAGGTTGGTCTTAGTATAATTAATTGCGTTTAGATATTCACTTAGCTTCATCTGGACGCTTTACTGCTAGTAGATTATGTGATTGTACGAGGTCAAGCGACTCCTCACCTTCCTTATAGAAACAACCGGGATCTGCTCCGTATTTCCAGTATACATGATCTCCCTCCAGAATGTCCTCATTCACATCAGGACCAACAGAAACAACTTCACTCCATGTCATCATGTTGTCGGGTAGATCATCTTTATACATGATCCCTGCTTCGCTCACATGCTCCTCACGAAATACAGTTTTAAGTGCAACCCAATTACCATATGCTTTAAACTTACTCATCTACTGTTATACTCCCATCTTCTATATTGTACATAAAATATTTTGTATTCAACTCAGTATTTGCAGGAATATCCCGTATTGCCTTTAGGTAAAGGAAATCCCCGCACTCCTTGAAGACGGCTGGAAATCCAGATTCTTCTTTTTGATATTCACAATTTGGATCTTCTGAATGATTAATAAAACCACCAAGAGGAGTCCTAATATATCCATTGTCAAATCTAATACTGCTCACATGAGAAATGCCAAAATTATGACCCTTCTCTACATCCACGGTTGTGAATAAACCTAGACCATGAATATTAGATCTCTGTATTGTTACATTATCCGGTAAAGGTTTGTATGTCATTTAAATTCACACTCCATCATAAGTTCGACGATGCACGCCGTAAGATTGATCTCTTGATCTGCAACAAAAGCAGACTTGTATTGATACTCGGCTAGGATCAGAATTGCTTGCGGAATAGACGACGGCTGTACATGATCATGCAGTCCATCATACATTTTTCGGAACAACTCTGTCTGTGAATTGTCCAAATTAGAAACAACCCACTTCCTAGCCTCTGTGAAATTCTTACTCTTCATGGCAGAAGCAAGTTCCTTGACCTGCACCTGACCAACCTGAGAAAGAATTCCAACATCAATAATTCCAGCAACTGAGTATCGCTGAAGTTCATTCAGAACTCGCCGGAAATCAGGAAAGTATTTAGTAATCAACTGTGCAAGCACAGCATTCTCGTATGGGATATTTTCCATTTCAAGTATATACTTGACTCTCTCCATAAACTGTGATGCAAGAGCCGGGCGTTCTTCTGAAGGAATACTAAATTCAATATTAGTGCAGCGAGAATGGATCGGGGATATGATCCTGTTCTTGTAATTACAAGTAATAATAAATCGACAGTTATTTGCAAACTCTTCAATTGCTCCACGAAGAGCAGGCTGAATGCTCTGTGCATTGCTGTAGTCAAACTCGTCTAGAATGACAACTTTCTTATTACCACTCAAAGAGACTGTACTCGCAAACGTCCGAATCTTAGTCCGAAGTGTGTCGATGTTTCCATCTTCGGAGCAGTTGATTAGAATGTTATCTGCACCAAGTTCATTGCAAAGAGCACGAGCAACACTTGTCTTACCACAACCTGCTCCCCCGGTGAGGAGCAAGTTTTGACACTCACCAGTCTTCACAATATCGTTGAACGTAGACTTAAGTGCGATGGGAAGAATACAATCATCAATCGTCGATGGACGATACTTTTCTACCAATAGACCTTGCATAATTATCCAGTATAATTGCTAGTTGACTCTAATGCAACCCAATAAGTCACATCAACAGCGGTGTTGACAAACTCACTGACAATCTTGTCTGTAATATTTACCGTATAATCTCCGGGAATAATCTTTAGGTTTTCAATCTTGAAGTGAAAGTCGAACTCAGCGCCAGTATCGTTAACACCAACAACAATTGCGTAGTCATTACTGGTTGGTTCACTGATATCAAGCACAGTGGCTACAATAGCACCATCAACTGATCGAATAGCAAGATCGGGAAGTTGCAGAACACTTGCAGCACGCTGAATCTCACTGAACGTTGATTGTGTCAAACTAAATGACACAACAGTATCTGGCATAGTTAGGCGGTTCTGTGGAACTGTCAACAGTGATGGTTCCGAGTAATAATACTTAACACACGATCCAGTAGAACTCTTAATCAGAACATACTTATCATCAAACTCAAATTCTGGATCCTGAAAAAGAGAAATGGTTCCAAGAAACTTGGAAAGATCCCAAATACCGAACTCAACATCAAACTGCTCATTTACTACAGCTTCAGCCATTACATTCTTAGCACCAGTTATAGTAGCAAGTTTGTTTCCAGGCTTCACCAAAATATTTGAGTTTATTGTCGAAAAGTTCTTAAGAATTTCAAATGTCTGCTTACTAAATTTCACCGCGAATCACTCCAGTCTTCCATTTCCATATAATCATCATAATCTAAGTTTCCTTGTACAATATCCTTTAAGTTCTCTTTCGAAGAATGTCGCTTATTCTTCTTAACATTCTTCTCTTTCTTTATTTTTGGCTCTTCATTATACCAGTTTTTCTGACGTTTACTAGATTCTTTTTTCATTATAGTTCGACCCACTGATCTGTGTCACCATCATTTACAAAAGTGTAAAATCTACCTGTATTTGTGTTCACCCAAGTATCTCCAGTTTTTGGATCTGGTGGATTTGTTGACCTAAAAGATACTCTAGAATTTCCCCACGGGATCCAATTACTATTAGTATCTGGTGATTGTCCAGAAATCAAGGCTGTTGCAATGTACAACTTACCCTCAAACAAAACTAAATCATTCAAAGAATAATTTACTGGTGCCCCACTTGGTAGAGTAGGCACAAAGTCTCCTCTGTATGTAAAATTCCCAGTTATATTAACATCAGTCATTTATTTTACTCTCAATATTAGCGTGTCTTTATTAACTCTACCTGTTCCGGATTGTTCTTTAGAACGTACACTATTTATTTCGTTAACTACTCTGGCAAAAGGGCAAGAAATTAAAGATGACACCCACTTCAAATTTTTTCTTCCACAGTTCTTTACAAGAGAAGAATCAAAGTCTTTAATAGTGCTACCCTTAACACTCATACCATTATCAGAAATGTACAATGCAATTTTCTTTTGTTTTGTATTATACAACAGAACTCGTTTTGCTCCGATAATGCTTGTAGGATCAACACTACTACCAATACCCGTAAACTTATCAAGATAATTTAAATTCTTGACAAGCTGCTCTGGCTTAATCTTTCTCCGTTTTCTTTTCACTGTACCTTTAGTAGCAAACTCATTAACAATAACTTCCAAGTAAGACTGCAACCTTCTTAGCTTAGTGGTGTTGAGATAGGACCATCCCTCTACCAAGTCATCATCTACTCTATCAATAACAGCACTAATCTCATCAAGAAGATTACCAAAATGAGTAGCAATCTTTTTTGCTTCTCGTGGCTTTACTTGATTGGTTGTTATAAGAGCTTTTACGTTTCTTCTTACTACACTATCATTGGACTGAAGAGCTTGGATATATTCATCAATCCACTTTTCAACAATACACGCTGTTTCAGAGATCATTTTGGTTTCCAAAAAACAAACACAGGTTCATATTTGAGATAACGGTCATTTACTTTACAATAATTCTTACACTTAGGAATTCCATTCTCGTCAAGTCTGTTCTGACCAGGCATGGATTCCATTGCCATTTTCAATGTATATTTATATACCATTCCATACTCTTCGAGGATATTTTTTGAATCTTCTTCTAGTGGGAGATACTCATCCTTTACTTTGATGTCTGCTACGTTCCAGAGAAGATACCGTTCAGGACGTAACCAGTCAACACAATTCTTTAAGGTAGGACGAAGAAATCCATCTCGCCATGATTCATACGACGAGCCAAATTTCTTGTAAGACTGATTCTCATCTTCACTATACGCCTCTCTATTGAAATAAGGAGGTGAAGTGAAAACCAGATCAATTGATCCCCGATGTTTTTGAAAATCTGCATTATTATGAATCTCCTCAGATCCTAACTGATAAATCTCGTAATTGTTCGTAGAACTGAAGAAGGGATTACCCCGATACGTTCTAGTATTGTAAAAATCTCCAACATCAGCATACTTAGAACCGCCAGTACTGTGGAAATTATCAGGATTGGGATCAGTGCCAACGTAAAGAATATTACGATCATCACGACAGCACATAGCGCCAAGAATTCTACCACCCCAGCCTGAACTGGGGTCAAAGATTTTAATTGTTTCTTGTGACTTGATATCATTAGTAAACCTCTCATAGAGATATTTAGCTGTCATTGGAGGAAAATTAACAGCCGGCTGTATATAACCAATTCTAAAGCATTTAAAGCCAGAAGGAAATATCCGATTTCCCTTTTTGTAAATACGGATAGCATAGAGTTTTTCATTGGACAAGTTCTCAATATCAAAAGTAGAATGGTGTCTATATGAAAGTAGATCTTTCCACATCTCTACTTGATAATCTGTTAGCTGTAAAATGTCAGACTGCTCAAGTTGAAAATAACTAGTATTCAATCCATCTCGAATTTTGACCTCTTCGAGCATGAAATCATATCCCCTAAACAACTCAGGGTTTTTAAAATAAGCGTCCACCCATTCATCACCCGAAGAAACATCGACAATAGAATACTTTTTGCTATGCTTAATAGCTGACAACGCATGGGAATAAAAAGAATCGCGGCGAAGATGACGACTTGCACCACGCACAACACGATCAAGATACTTATCATCTGCAAGAAGGTCATAGATGGAATATCCATCATCCTTTTCGTTATAATTAATTCTCGTCTTAAACATATTCGAGAACCACTGATCTACTTCTACACCAGCACGAGACTTATTAATTATAACATCATCATCAACATCAGAAAGCCCATCAGTATGAGTAAATTGATGTACTGGATATGACTCCAGCCTATTAAAAGAATCGATGATTTCTTTTTCGTTTTTTCCCGTTCGAGGAGGGCATCCGTATGCATCCCATGCGCGTGTTATCTCTCTCCGCATACGGATGACCCACTCCTCGAACTTAGTGGGATTCATATCCAATAGCTCTTCGAACAAGACATTCACATCGCTATTGATAACATGATCATTTCGTTCGTAGAACTTTTTCATATGAGATATCTTACACGAACAATGAAGGTTGTGCAACTTCTTTTTCAATAATATTCAAGTACTTGGTAATAACCCCAACAGCTTCATACGGATCAATATTTGCTGCCGGTCGCCTATCTTCTAGATGACCCCTGCCCCTATTTGCCGTTGACATAGGAATGCGAACAGAAGCACTTCTGTCAGAAACTCCCCATGTGTAGTCTTCAATATGAGCAGTTTCGTGATTACCCGTCAACCTTTTGTCGTTGTCCTTACCATATACAGAAAGCATCTCATGTCCATACTTACCGATCTCTCTACAAATAGCATCGATATCATCCATGGTAGCTTCTTCCCGCATAAACTTACTAGAGAAGTTGATGTGAGCACCAGAACCGTTCCAGTCACCAGAAACAGGCTTAGGGTCAAATTTAATATAAAGACCTTTCTTCTCTGCGAGCATTTCTAGAATAAATCTTGCCGTCCACAAATGATCACAAACATCAATAACATTGGAAGGACCAACTTGATATTCCCACTGAGAAAGCATTACCTCTGCATTAGTTCCCTGTACAGGAATACCAATGCGATTGCACATCTCAGCGTGATCATCTACCAACTCACGATGCTCTACGACATCCCCACCAACACCACAGTAATATCTTCCTTGTGGTGGAGGAAATCCATTAGATGGCCATCCACTAGGTCTACCCGTCTTCTTGTCAAAAATGACATATTCCTGTTCGATACCAAACATCATATCCTTGGCAACAGTTTCTAACCCACCACAATTATCAATTATTGATCTAAGCTGTGCGCGAGTATTTGACGCATGGGGAGTACCATCAGGATTCATTACTTCACAAAGCACAATATGAGACATTCCCATCGGATCCAATGGGTTTTTATACATCTTGATCGGCTCAAGCACACAATCACTATCATGACCCTCTGCTTGATCAGTACTGGAACCATCAAATCCCCAAACAGGAAGATCTGACATATCTAACTCATACCCATTAAAGTATCGAGTTTTCATTCTCATATTTTTCACATCGTAACCATCTAACCACACGTAATCCAATTTATACATTATAGCTCCTATGCTCCTACGTTCCAAAATAATGCTCCGGGTGAAGCATGTTTTTTCATGAATTCCCAAACCTTTGCATCATATGTGGGTGCAGAAGGAAAGGGAGGTGTTACTTTTGTTTCTCTATTGAAGGGGATTTCGCATCTGTAGACTGTTGCTCGTCCGTAGTCTCCTTTGTGTCCAACAGTAACACAATGGAACGATGCATCTGGCCATGCTTGCTGTAGTCCTCTGGTGAGGGTTCCGGAAGAACCAACTGTCCAAACCTCGGTGGGTATGTATCGGGTGGAAACTTCACTGGCTCTACCGGCGGAAGTATTAGTGATGCTAGTAGCCACGTTAGCGATGGAAGCGACAACACTAGGATGGTCAAACCCAATAGGAAGTAATCTACGCTTGATAGGATCTTCTTGCACATAATCTCTTGCTCTTTTCTCTGTCACTGACAGCATACCGTTTGGAACCCATTTCATTGTAGCACCACTCTCAATAGCACGCAACTGATAATCGTGCAGTTTATCCTTTGCACGATCAGCCATAAAGATAACTGCTTTCTTACCATATTTGCGGCATAAGCACGAAAGAGAAATCTGTGCGTACCCAGTTGCGGGAGAACTCCCATATACCCATTCTTCTATCTCCGGTTCATTCTTTATTAAATAATCTGCAAAACGCATTTTTGATCCACCCACAAGTAAATCATCACGAACAACCATGAATCCATCATGCTCCTCAATCACCGGAGCAGGAAACGGATCCGTCCAATCACCTAGATCATATTCAAAAAGACTTGGCATTACTTATAGACTTCGGCATGACCCTCTTCTAGTAGAAGTTGATTCAAACTTTTATCATCAACAAAAATCTCCCCGAGATATCGCCCAAACTTTCCTTGTTCTCTGCCTGTAATCACAACAACCTCCGAACCAACTGGAAGAAGATCCTGCACAAACTTCTTTGCTTCGAGTCCCTGTTCTCTCTCTTCACCACGAACTTCCCATGCGTCTACACCATAAAAGCGAATTCTTTCTTTTCTCATAATATTAAATCCGCAGTCAACGAGGAGATCTACCGTGTCTCCATCAACTACCTTTTCTACGATGGCCTTATATTGATATTGTGGTTTCATCTTTTTCATTTATTTTATCCTGCTAAAGTTGTTTTTCTTTTCGAATACTAGATAGTTAGTAAACTTATCTGCTAACTGATCTGACTTATGACTAATAACAAATATATTAGTATTTATAGAAAGATCCTCTAGTAGTTTCATAAGATCATCAGTACCCATGGAGTCAAGGGAAGAATCAAACACCTCATCAAGAATAAGTAGATTACAATTTGCACTGTTCTTGATCTTTGCAATCTCTCTCCATGATAGAATCAGAGCAAGATCGATCCGTAATTTTTCACCCTCACTGAAGCTCATGTAACTAAACGTGTCTCTATGACGACTCTTAATCGTCTCATTAAATTCTTCGTCAAGACTAAAGTTTGCAAAGAAGTTCATTGAAGATAAGTATTTATTAATCAGCTTATTCATGATCGGAAGATAATACTTAATGATCTTCGACTTGATTCCTGCGTCCTTAAGTAGATCATGAACAATATCATAATTATATTTCTGATTAAGAACGGTTTCCTTCTCACCCAAAGATTCTTCTTTGGTTTGTAAGAATTCATGCAACTTTAATTTCTCATCATCAATATTACCTCTGTTATTTTCTAGATCATTTATCTCTTGCTCAATATATTGGATCTGGGAATATAAGGACTTCATCGTACTTTCTTGTTCGACAATCCTCTTCTCCTGTTTTTGAATATCAGCCTCTACGTCTTCAATAGAATTTATCTTGGTAAGAGTATCACGTATGAGTAACGTAATACCCTCTAACCGTTCTTCTAGATTTATCTTTTCTATTGCTCGTTGATCAAGAATACTCTGTCTAAAATCCTCATCAATATCTTGCTTGCAAGAAGGACAACTTGTGTTGGAGGTATAAAACACAATATCTTTGTGTAGTCTCTTTATATCGCCCTCAAGTGTACTTTCAGTCTTCTCTACATTTTTCAGACTAACAAGAAACTGATCCTTCTCTGGATTTTCATCTCGAAGGTTGTCGATATGATCTGTTATCTTACTTATACTATTCTGTGTGGACTTACCCTCTTCTATCAGAGATTTTACCTTGGTCTTATTTTTATCGATTCGTTCCTGACTCTTCATCTCAAGCGTATTCACATGACTCTCTTGAAGAATTATTTTCTCATTTACAATATCGATTTTATTCTGAATAATATTCAAATTTTCTTTGAGTTCAGATACCTTTGATTTCAGCAATCCATTCATCACACTGAAAATCTTGATATCAAGAATGTCCTCGATGACTTCCCGACGATCCGCCGGAGTAAGTTGCATGAATGGAACAAAAGATGATGACCCCAAAATAACAATCTGAGTGAAAGACTTATAATTCATTCTCAGAATCTGCTCTTCCAGAAGTCTCTGATAATCTTTTACCTTTGCATTCTGTGGGAGAAGATCCCCATCCTTATAGATCTCAAATACCTTTGGTTGTAATCCACGAACAACTTTATACTTGTGCTTTGGTGTAGAAAATTCAACCTCAACAACACAATCTTTTTGATTCACTGTATTCACTAACTGTGGAATATTCACCTTACGAAATGGTTTGCCAAATAAACCAAAGGTGATCGCATCAAGAAGTGCAAATGATTTACCATGTCCATTCCTTCCTGATACCAATACAGTATTGTGCTTGTCCATCTGTATTTCTGTAAATACATTACCGAATGAACCAAAGTTTTTAAATCTCACAGTTTCAAATGTTAACATACTATTCCCAGTTACTCAGACCTTCCATATACAAGTCACGAATAATTTGTTTAATTTCTGATTTATCTTTAATCTCGTTATCAGAATCAACTTCATCATTAATGATTGTAAGAGTATCCTTAGCCATGTCAATATCAGATTCCTCGATTGTAAAATCAGACATATCCTCAACAACAGTGACATCAACTACTTTGTGCTTGTAAAGAGTATCGAGAAAAGCATCAAAGAGTTTTCTCTTGGTTTTATTTTTTATGATGACTTTAATATAGCAATCCTTGTATTTCTTGAAATCTAAATTAACAAGAACTTCGGGATTTTCATCATCATACTCTATGTGATAGAATTTACGACGTTTGTTTTCTATGAACTCCAATTCCCGAGTTTCTGTATCAAGAACATGAAACCCCTTCTTGTCATAGAGATCACTAAATGTTATTTGATATTGAGTTCCAAGGTAATGCACATGCTTATTTGTACTTTTACTATGAAAGTGTCCAGACAAAACCATTTCAAATCGCTGGAGTATTTCATCAGACATACCACCACGAAACTTAACGCCTCGTAAAATCTCATATCCACTCAACTCAAAATGGCCACCAATAATCGGACAACTGCATGTCTTAAGAAATTCCACACACTCATCTCGCATCTCTGGTGACATCCATGGAACTAGACCAATACAAAGACCATCAAACTCTACTGCTGTTGGTCGCTCATATAAATGGAAATACTCATTCTTACCCGTAAACAATTCCTTCAGAGAATTAACTTCATTGGTATTTTTATAAAACGTATCATGATTACCCACAATACAATGCATGTGCAGCTTATCAATCTCAAGATGTTCGAAGAAGCGTTTCCTGACCTCACGAAGAGTATTGAAATTTACATATTTACGGCGATCCATCAGATCACCAAGGTGTAATATTTGATCAATATTATGTTCTCTACAGTATGGAAAAAACTGCTCTTCAAAAAAGTCCAAAAAGTGATCTAAGAAAATAGAAGAATCATTCCTTGCCCCAAAGTGGGTATCATTTAGAATTGCTATCTTCATTCAAAGGGCCCTGTTGTTCCTTTTTTAGACTTACTCTTTGGAGTCATTCGTTTCACATCATCTTCAGTTAAATTAAAATGTTCTCTCATCGCAAGTTGTACATTATCCTTCCCAAAATAATTCTCTTTAAACCACGAACTCATACTTCCATCATCTCGAATTTCAGCTAACTTATATTTTATATAATTCTGCTTCTTTTCTTTTTCTATTCTGCGTAAAAAAGCATAATATATTATCTGAGTAAAATATGAGAATGGATTTTTTGATTTCTCTGGATCGAAATTATGTGCATACATTAAACAATTTTCAATAGAGTCATTTATCATTTCATCCTTATATGGATAATTGGTAAAATTTGGTTTTTGAGCCAAATGTTCTGCTATCTTTATAAAGCATGTTCCAATATATTCAGATATTGGAGGGCGAGTTTCTTCTCCCTGATCTTCTGCGTCGTGTATTTCTGACTTCCACTTACACATTGCTTCATAAAACTCTTTATTGTCTATGTAATGATTCTTTTTCTTTGACATGATATAAGTATAACTACTTTCTTAGAAAATACAATTTTTTAATTGACAAAATACAAAACCACCTTATAATCCCCTGTGTAGGGGGAGAAAAGGATAATATAAAGTTACTTAAAGATACTCATCGTCACTGGGATCTGGGTTCCAATCAGTCCAGCGATTACCGTAGTTTGGGTCATCTATATCATCACCCGTATATTTGTGATCATTTACTTCTTCGTAAAATGCATCCATAGCATCTTCAAATTCATTATCCATAATGTCATCTAGAAGACCTTGTTCGAATAATTCCTTCACCATGTCGGGGGGAATCATCATATGCATAAAAAAGGGTTTATCTTCATCATTATTATCGATAGCATCCATCGCCTCTAGTAATTTATCCATATTAAATGGTGGCACAGGAGGTGTTTGTTTTGTAGGAGGAATTTGATTAGTTGGTGGTTTTAATTTATCACGCAGCTTGTCTTCAGTTTTAAGTTTCCGCTCAATATCATAAAGTTTGGTAACACTAGAAGATGGCTTAAGCCAACTAATAATGAAATTTTCTGGTATATCAATAGTATCTTCAGATGTGTTGGATAACCAATCCTTTAAAAATGTGATTTCTTTTGTTTGACCAAATGCATCACTGCGAGAAGTTGTCTGGAATACCATAGGATTATCAAGAATAATTTTACCCTTGTTTCGCCCTTTAATTTTTGCAATAATTTCTTCGCCACTTTGAAGTTTAAGAACACGGTATGATGAATTCATTGGATCTCCTTATATCGTAATGGGAATCAATTTATAATCAAAATGTTCATTAGTATATATTTTGATTCTTTCGTCTAGATGTCTCATTGTGTGGTTTCTGTATTTTTTATATGAAAGATTATCTGCGATGTCATAGAGCTTTACACTGTCTTTGCTCTCAGAGCGTCTGAGTCCCCTTCCTATAGACTGTAGTACTCGTACCACAGATTTAGATGGTGAAGTAAAAACAATGTTATTAATATTGCGAATATTAATCCCGGTAGAGCAGGTTCCGTAAGAAGCGACAAGAATAGCTTCCTTCTCTTTATCGACGATTTGTCGGATGTTTTCTCTTTGTTCGGCATCGGTTCCTCCGTATATAAAAAATACCTTTTTATTTGGATATGATTTTTGTATTAACTCATACAAAGGTTTCCCATGGAGTTCCACATAATTGAACAACACCAATGTATTTCCTTTTATTTTGCCGCACAAATCAGATATAAACTTGTTTCGTTTTGGATGTGCAATTATCCATTTCATTTCATCCATATATGAAGCTCTTTTTATTTCTTGTATCTCGTTCGGACTATATTGTAACATAAGGCAATCAATTTGTAAATTAGAAAGAACTTCTCTTTCCATTAATGTCTTGGTGGTTGTTACATTGCGAACTCTACCAAATAAACCTTCGATTACTAGTTTATGTACCTGTGTACCATCTAATGTACCTGTTGTTCCTATTCGAACATTCGCCTCTGTTAATTTTGTCATCAATGTTGTCAGAGATTTTGCTTTGAACAGGTGACATTCATCTCCAAACACTACCTTGTACTTATCAAAGAAATTTTTGGGCATCTTGTATATACTCTGCCATGTAGATATCACTACTTGTTTATTTGTGAGTTTATCTTGCCCGGAGAATATTACATGACAATTCTTTTCTACATCCCAATTCTTCCCTGCATAATCTCGGAAATCATTGTACATCTGCGATACAAGACCAGTGGTAGGTACAACGATTAAAATCTTTTCATCTTGCTCTAATTGACTAAGATAATGTCTAACAAGTGAATAAATTATTAAAGATTTTCCACTACCTGTTGGTGACAGAAGAAGAGTTCGTTTTTTATTAATGGCATGAGTTATGGCATCTATTTGATAATCATGTGGTGTGATTAATTTGCCTCTTGATTCAATTTTTAATTCATTAACCATTCTAGATACATCATCGGTTGTTACTGGATGCTCGTTTACTATTTTATGTTCAATAGTATATTTTCGATCCTTTGCAAACTGTACCAGATAATCCAATAAACCAATATACAATTTGCGAGAGTATAGATTGAATAGTCGTATTTTACCGTCCCACTTTTTATTTTTATATGCGGGAGTGAATTCGTAATTAGGTACGTAAAATGTAAAGAATTGATTTAGTTCCTTTGCAATTGAGTCTTCGCACTCAATTTTTAGGTCTACCGCATCAATTTTGGTTGCAACTATATCGCTCATACATTATTTATGGTGCTATGCGCCCTGTGTAAATTTAATCCAGTCCAATGCAGCCCGAATATTCCACTGACGGTTTGATATGAGTTTAACAACACTCTCTAAGTAATCCACTACCTCTTGCTGTAATGTCAATTTGGCTGATAAT